TTGCAGATTTGAAGCATGGGGCAGTTGGGGCACTCTTCCCGCTTCGACCAATGGGTAGAGGTGTTCAGCTTCGCGCTTGCCAAGTCGGAAACGTGCCCGATTTTGTGATCCTGGCCATTGGGGGCAACGGACGCCGCGCTCACGTTCTGACAGGTCAGAATGTTGCCGCGCAAATCGACAGCAATCTTGTCAGGCTCGTCCATGCCGCACTTTTGTCCCAGGTTTTCGGCTCGACGGCCCACGCGAATCGAATTGACAAAGCTGGCAACGCGCTCGCGCACAACGCCGAAGTTTGCAGCTTGGCCGGTTCGAATCTCGTGGAACGACAGGTTGCGGAACGTGGCGAATTCTTCGGGCTTCAGAGAGTTGGCCGCGCCACCTTCGTCATAGGCGTCAACGAAGCTGCCCTCGCCAATCGGGACATACGGGTCGCCGGTCAGGTCAACGAAGAAGCGCTGGATGGCGGCTCGGGAGGGGTTGTGTCGGTTGATCATGGCGTTGAAGCTCATACGACCCTTCGGCCCGAGTCGGCTCCACAAGTCCAGGATGGCGGCGCGCTTCTCCGGGTCTTCCAGAGGGTCGGGACCGCGAACGTGCTGCCCAGGGCCGTCATGCGAGACGCCCACCTGGAAGCCCATCGTGTCCAGCCATTCGTTGATCTCGGGCGTCAGCAGAGAGCCGTTCGTGATGATTTGGAACTGCGCATTGGGGTACTTGACCCGAAGAAGCTCAACGAGCGGGCGCATCGTCTTAATGTAGACCAGCGGCTCACCGCCCCAGAACTCGATCTGAGTCGGCTCTTCTTTCACCCAACCATCCAGTTCCTTCACAAATGACTGAACTTCACCAGGGTTAGTTTCCGCTGCGCGAGGCACAAAGCGCTGCGAGCAGTATTCGCATTCGTAGTTGCACGACAGCCCCAGCGAGATTTTGAGAACCTTGGGAGAGGTTTTGCCGGCGGGGTTATCGACGCTTACGGCAAACGCATGGCCGCTAAGTGGCCGCGCCTCAATTTTTTGCACCACGGGCCGCCCTGTTTCCACATTCACAAGCTCCGACGTTTGATTGTCGTAGCGCAAAACCATGTCAGGACCGCCTTGAGTGTTCTTCGTTTTGATGAGGAAAGACGCCATCAGTTCTCCAGTGTTTTGATCGGTACAATATGATTCATCATTATACAAAGCCAAGCGCATGAGTAGCAATCTGACAACCCGTCAACTTTCCCTGAACGACGCACAATCAGTTCAGGATTGTTACGATTCACAGCCACTCTTGATGCTGGCTCCGAAGCGGCCTGACGCGCAAAAGTATGCCGACACTTTCCGTCAACTCCTGGCGTCCGGCTGCGTGGCCTACGGCTGCTTCGAAGCCGATCGACTTCTGGCGTTCTGCGTCGTGTGGCCCTGGGTCGATCAACCAGCCGCAACTCTCGTGATCTTTCTGAATCGCCCAACTGGCGGAGTTTATAACCCCGAACGCTCCGGTCTTCGCTACGCGATTGACGCCGCACTCGCTCACGTTGAGGCCAGAGGTTGCTGGGCAATCTACTATGTTCGAGCCGACGCGCGTCGATGGAAGCGCTCTAGAATCGCCAAGCGACTTGGTAGACTTGGCGAGTACAGAATTGTTCCCGTTGAGCGACTTTCGGCAGGTAGTCTTTCGCAATGGCAAAGCATCAACAATCGTGTGCTTGGCGGCTTGCCTGTTCCATGCAACGCAATCGTGGTTCAGGGTCTTCGCCCTTACGACGAAGACTTTTGATTACTTGGCCGCTCTCACCCGCTCGACAAGCTCGGGGGCGGTGACGTTGTTGAAGTCCAGTCCCATGTTTACGCGAACGCTTCCTGGAGCGAAGTTGTGAACCGAGTGCCACTCGAAGTGATTGAAGATGTACCAGCGGAATGGCTGCATCACCGCCGTGACCACATGCTCAATCTTGTCATGGTCAGGAATGCGGAGCGGGTCAATGACTTCGAACGTCTCTTTGTTTCTGTACCAGCGAGTCTCCTGGCCGCTGCCTTGCAGAAGCATGAACAGCGAGGCGCGACGCTTGTGACCCTTGTGCGTCCCGAGGTAGTCGCCATCCTTTGACACTTGCAGCATCGCGGACGGTTCGCCTGGCGAGAGGGCTTGCAGCCAGCCTGGAGCCAGCCCGACCAACTCTTCCTCCAACGCCTTCGGGAAGAAGTGCTGGCTGAAAACGATCAGCCGTTGATTGGGACAGAGGGCTTTCATCTGGTCGATGCGCCGGTAAAGCTCCCTGCTCTTTTCTACCCCAATTGCCTTCATCAACTCCCTGGGGTTGTCGGCCTTGTTGTAGTTGTGCCGACGAGGGAATTCTTCCAGCTTCGTGTTTGTCATTTCCAAAATACGTCGCCCAAAATCGGCACCGAAATCCAGTCCGGTGTCGAAGACGTATTGGGATGTGTCGATTCCTGGGACTTCTGCTCGAATCATATTACCCCTTCAGCGCAGCAGCATTCATGTCGCGCAGGATTCGCGGATTTGTGGACAGAACGTGCTTGATGAACCAGCCTGACGGGTCGTATTCCCACCAGTTCGCCTTGAAGGTGTACGCATCAGGTTTGGCATGGTGATTGTTGTGCCAACCGCACCCAGGGTAAAAGATCGACACGAGCCAGTTGTTGCGAGAACAGTCCTTCGTTTCGAAGTTGCGATACCCGAACTTGTGGCAAATGATGTTGATAACGCCGGCGGTGTGGAAGCCCGCAACGCCGTTCAGCACGAAGAAGTACAGCGTAAACTTGGGGCCGAGAGTGAGCGCGAAGACGACAAGCATGAGCCAGTACATCTTGAAGTAGTGGTTCCGCATGAACACATGCTCAGGCTTCCGAATCAGGTCTTTCACCAACGTGGGCGAAATCTTGATGTTGCGCTCTGCTTCGGTATCCACCCACAACCATGTAGGCACCCAATCTTTCGAAGGATGCGGATCGCCGGCGAGGTCTGAGTTGGGATGGTGGATTCGATGTCGCGCAACCCACCCGAGCGTCGATCCCTGCGACGAGAACCAGGCGAAGAACAACATCACATACTCCACCCAGCGGCGCGTCTCGAAGGCACGGTGGGCAAAGTAGCGGTGCATGCCGATGTCATGACCCAACCCCATGATGAAGCGGTTGCCGATAATGAAAACCAGAAACCAGATTGGGTCGAAGTAGAAATACAGGCCGATCGCTGCAACGATATGAATCGCCAAAGCGTTCCATTGCAGCTTGTGCCCGAAGCGCATCTTTTTCATGTTAAGTCCTCGAAAGAATGCGGACGAACGCGGCTCCGGTGTCCAGTTCGTACCAGTGGTTAGAGAAGATGGGTTTGCGGGCATGAACGTGATGTTCGTCATGAATCCACTCACCGCCCATTGGGCAGATGTATTCCAAGTACCAGCGGTTCGTTGCTGACGTGCCGCGATGGCTGAAAACACGGTGCAAGCCGTTGCAGAAGTGCAGCGTGAACATCGGCACAAGACCAAGCCACAAGAACGCATCGAGCGAAATGGCCAGAAGGATCAATTGCCACGCCAGAACGACTCCCAGCGCATTCTTGTGAAGGAACTCGTGACGCTTGTCGTGAAACCACTTGGCCGCAAGTGCGAACTTGAGAGGCGGCATCCTGTACGCGGCCGTGAACAGACCGATCCAACCTTTGATGTGCGTATCTTTCTCCGTATCCGCAAAAGCGTGATGCGCTGAATGCAGGGAGGCCCAGCCGGATGGTGTGGCGTAGCCGTAGGAAACGGGAATGAACGACAGCAGCCACATCAGCGTGGGATTAGCTTCGTATGCGTGGTGGCAAAAGTAGCGATGCACCACGGCTGAAAACAAAGAAATCACAAAGACATGCAGTGCCAGCGAGGCAAGAAACCACTGCCAATTCCAGTTCAATAGCGCAACGCAGACGCCCATTGCGCCGATGTAGTACAGCGCCGTCGTCTTCTTGTTGTTCATCCGCAGGTTCATCGTTCACTCCTTACACATAGTATACTCAGTTGTGACTTAATTTTGGTGGCAACCAGATGGATTCTCGACCGCTTTCCGACCTGATCTACACTCGCCTTGATCTACCTCATCCTCCAACGATCGACAGGGCTGAGTTCGATGATTGGCTGGTGAGCGCGTCTCGTACCCTGATGCGAAGCAAGTTTGCTTATGAGGCCAGTGAAGGTCAGGAGTACCCGTGGCGAGGCATTGTGGCCTGCGCCGATAACGTCTGGGAGCCGGAGTTTGCCCAGCGCTTCCCTGAACTCGTTCGGTATTGCGGCCTGTTTCCAGCATCCTATTGGCATCGAGTCTGCGTCCTTGCCCAGCGTCCCAATGCGTCTGTGTTTGTCCACACAGACCCCGATCACTTCATTGGCCGGCGCATCTACCTCAGTCACGGCGGCCCGAAGCTCTACTTTCGCAAGTTCAAGGAGCGACTCAAGGAGCGTCCCGAGACTTGGGCCAGCGGCGGCCCCGCCGCAATTGACGCCTTGTGTTCTGACGAGCGTCACTATGTCACCGCAGCCGAAGAGCCGTTCTCTTGGGCGCTGACCTCGATTCGAGCCGCGCATGGCGTTGAGCCTGGTGAAATCAGTCTTGGCGATCGTGTGACGGTCGTGCTTCTTCCCGACCCATCCAGCATTGATCAGACGGCACATGAGCGGCTGTTGAGGCAAAGCGCGGCAAAGCACGCGGATACGGCGCTCTGGTATTAGTACCAGATGGCGTTTTGACCGAATCGCTTGAGCGATCTTTCCAGCAGAGTGTCGCGCCGCGCTTCATCAAGCTCACCCTGCACCAGAACAGCGATACGCTCGCCCAATTCGCATGTGTTTGGGCTGACAGCATGGGCTGCTCTGGCGTTGTTCAGCATGAACGCCCTGGTTTCTTCGGGCAGTGAAGCGAAGACGGGATTCTCTGTGTCGAATAGCGCATCCCAATCGGCTCGCACAAGTTCCCCGGTGGGTGTGCGCTTGTAGTTGTCGCAGCGATCGTAGCGGCTTCTGCCCTTGAAGAAGTGCAGCCCTTCGGCATTCTTTGCCGTGAGGTAGAACCGCATGCCGTAAAGTCCGTCCGAATCGGTGTGCGTGTGAACGGCTTGATGGCCTTGCTGGGCAAGGATGACGACGCTACGCAACTTCCGGAATGGGAAGACCGACAGGTACTTCGACACATCCGGAAACGCTTCAGCGAGCGGCGCGAAGTCGTCCGTCATTGTTCTCATAAGCCACGGGTAGGTGCGCTTCTCCACACGCTCGAACGCCAGCTTTGGCGCAATCCGCTGTGTGTCTTGCCCAACCTTCATCCACCGCACGAAGTCTTCGACGACGACTTCGGGAGGCTTCGGCAGATCAAGAGGGCAGAAGATCAGGTCGTCGTACCGGCCTCTGAATTGCGCTGGTGTGGCCCAGGTCATATCACATCTCCATCCAGCAGCATTTGCAGCGGATGTTTCTTGCCGAAGAATTGATTCGGCGTCCAGGCGTCTTCAGCCTCGTGATAGTCGAACCACGGGCTGATTCCAATGATGATGTGCGCCCTGTCAATCTTCGAGACGGCGCGAGCGCACGGACGATGTGGGATGTTTGTGTCGAGCGAGTAGATGCTCCCAACGTCCAGGAAGTAGTCGTTGAAGTCGCGGTTGTTTGGATCGGGGAACCGCTTGTCACGCATTACTTGCAGCCGATGCTCGGGCGATGTCACGACGGGAATGTTCAACCGCAAGTTCTGAAACACCTCCTCGTCTCGATGCCAGCCGAAGTAGAACGCAGTCGGCTCCACCCTCCCCGCCCGCACCACGGAGATTCGTGACCGCACCATCGTGCGCTTCAGCCGCTGATGGAGTGGAGCCAGGTCTTCTTGCATTGCCTGCGTTGGCAAGCAGAACCCGTAGCTGTCGTAATAGGAATCTCGAACTTGCGGCAAGCGAGCCATGAGTTCGGCAGAGCCGTAAAAGTGTTCCCCTCTAGTCAAGTGCGGCGAACCCAGCGTGGATTGATGCTGGGGGGCTGTCGCTCGTGGATTCCACGTCAAAGACAGGTTCGCGTATGCGGGGTCTTTCTCAATGAAGTCCGATGACACAAACCCATGCAGCCCATGCTTTCTTACAGCATTGGCCACGCCTGCGCGAAGAACATCTGCCGACATCGGAAGCGGCACTTCCATAAGGTCGCCATCAGCCAGCGGAGACTTAATGTCTCGAATTGCCTCGGCGTAATGCGTCCGCTCTTTCAGCCAGCCAAAGACGGTGCTGTTGAGCGGAATCTCCTCGCAGCGAATCATGTCACCGCGATAGAGGTTTCGGCCAGACCTGAAACAAGTCTTGTTCCGACTTTAATCCGCATAACGTCGCCTGCGTCAAGCCCAAGCGCCATCACTTTGAATTGACCCACGCCGTTGGCAATCTTGACCCGCGACTTTGGGACGTAGCCGTCAACAGCCTCGACGCAAAGTTCCCCCGTGTACGACAGCGCCGCGCCATCAAGCGAGTGCATGGCCACATCCAACACCGCAGAGCCATTGGCCGAAATGCTAGACGGAGCGGTCAATTTGATTTTAGGCAGCAGGTTAATGGGTGAAAACGAATTTTCAACTTGCCACTCGCCAGGTGTCAGGTCGTCGAACACAAATGCGGACGTATCGACAAGGCATAGAGTCCATTCGTCAATAGGATCGTTGCTCTTTGCCGAATAAAACAAGAACACCGGCTTGTTGCCACGCATCCGGCCGTTGCGATGAACTGGGCCTTTGACCTGGGCGCTTTCGACGAAGTGATTATAGGGTTCGCCCACACTGTCTACGCCAGCGAACGGGAGAACGTACAGCGGGAAGTCGTACTTCTCCGCCGCCCCGACAACGGACCCAGCCCCAATCTGAGGTTTGAAAATCTGACGACCAATCTCACGCAAAACAGCGTCAGCCATTTCAGGCAAAGCACTGACGACTTTGCCTGCGTAAAACTTGTGCGCGTTTACAAGCTGCCGCATCAAAGGCGTCTGGTCGGGGTCGAACGCTTCCAACTCTTGTTCAAGCGTCTCGCCAGAAGTCTCGTCCTGCGTAAAGATTTTGAAGTACCGAGCGATGAACGCGCCCTTAGCGACCTCAAATCGAACAAGGTACGTCTTTTCTTGGCGTTGAACGTTTGTGTGTTCAACCGCAGGGATAATTTTGATTTTCTTCATGTGAATCCTTACTTGCAGGTGCAGGCGCAGTTGCAGTTGCAGTTGTAGTTGTAGAGGTAGGTCCGGAGGTTGACGGTCGATCCGGAGTCCTCAAGGACGGCGGCGGTCGTCTGAATGTTTCCGCAGTTCGCCACGGTGGATTGGCAGTTGCCCGAGTTGTAGCAGTTGCCGGTGTTGCCGCAGTTACCACGAGCGCCCGACACGCCCCATCCACAGTTGTTGATCGCGCTGAAGAAGTAGTCGTGCAGCCAGCCGTAGTTCTTCGTCCAAATTTGACCGGCGTTGTTGTCGTACACGCTCCAGTTGCCGCTGCTGTCCAGCCAACCAAGCAGACCCTGGTTGTGGTGCATGTGGCGAGTGCCCCAGTCCGTATCCTGCATGTAGATGTAGTTGGCGGTCGAAGCGATACTGATGGAGCCAAACGTAGTGTTGCTGGAGTTCATCGGCGTGTAGCCGAGAGCGCTCGTGACCATCGACGAATTGATGCCGGTAATGTAGCCAGGGCCGTTCGAAAGCTGGTTCAGGTTGGTCAGGTTGCTCGAATCCCAAACCGTGCGCCAACCTGTCCACGAGCCGTTATTTCGTCCACGCACGGCCATCTGACCAGTGCGATAGTCGCCGTAGATTTGGTGAATCCAGGACGAGCTATACGCTTGCGTATGCAGAGCGCCGTCAGTTTGCCCAAGAATGGACATACCCGTCACATAGCCGATGCCGTTATTGAGTGCGTTGTCCGCGCCGGAAATGGCATTGCCCGCATTCGAGTTGGTAAAGCCGCTCAGGTACGAGGCGGTCGTAGCCGTGTTGGCGTTACCAGTGATGGAAATGCCCCATGTGCCGCCCGCGCCCGTGCCGTCCGTGTAAGCGACAGTCTTGGCGTGATCAACCCACAGCGTCCACACTGGGCCGCTCGTGTTGGTCAGGATGTAGGTCTTGTTCAGATCGGTACGAAAGCAAGGCATGCCCACAACCAGATTGGACGTGGGAAAGGCCGTGCCGGACGACATAGACAGTGCCGTCAGGATGTTGTTCAGCAGCAGGCTTCGGGAAGCCGTGAGCGTCGTTGTATCGGGAATATCCTGGTAGGACTGCATCTTGATCTCTTTCTTTCAGTCGTGACTTATTATAAGTAACCTAACGCGGGGCTTCAATATCCCTGAGCCGACCACGAGACGGTCCCGCCGACACGGGTTCCCGACTGGGTTTCAAGCACCAGGGTAAATCCACCATCGTCGGGGTTCAAAACCTTCGGAATGGCAATCACAGTCCCGCCCTTGAGCGTCACGGTGATCTCGGGCGTAATGTGGAAGGAGCGGTTGAAGTTGATGCGAACTCCATTTGCGGCATCAACTGCGGCGATCGTGACGGAGCCGCGATCAAAGACATCCGGCACGTCAACAGTTACCTTCATCTCCTTGAGCTTGGCGCGGTCAGATGTGGTGGACTTCAGGACGGCGCGGAAGATGGCGTTTTGGTATTCGTAGTCGCCGGGGATAAAGTCTCGGAACGGAGCGAAGCCTGGCGCACGGCCGGCGTCAACCACTTGCATGAATGCCGCCATTGTCAGCGGCTCGGTGGAGATGATCATGTCCGACATCACGGCGTTCGCGTGCCGGCGATACTCGTCATAGATGCCCAAGGCTTCGGCGATCGACAGCTTGCTCGCCTTTTTCAGCGCGTCAGTGACGTGCAGGCCCTCGTTGACGTAGATGTGGTAGCCGACCGAGCGGCCAAACAACTCCATGACGCCGATGATCTCGTGAACCGCCAGCGTCACCACCTTCTCGAACTTCGTCTCCGTGATGGTCAGCGATTCAGATGCGTTGACCGTGGGTCGCTTCTCCAGTTTTTCGCCAAGCGTGATCGCTTCAGACATCAGCTTTTCGGACAGCTTTTCCAACTTTTCGCCCACTCTGACCGATTCAGAGACGGCTTTAGTTGTGGCTTTTCGAGCGTTGTCCGTAATGCCGAACGACTCACCTTTAGGAAGCATGACGGCCTTTGCAAGAGCGTCGCCAACACTGATGTTCTCGTTCTTAGCAATGATTTGGGCGCGACGAAGCGCGTCCGAGATTGTCATAGCCTCAGTGAAGCTCTTGGTCACTTGGGCGAATCGCGCATCAGTGATGCCGAAGCTATCCGACAATGGGCGCGTGAAGTCTTTGCCAAGCACCTCGTCGAAACGAATGTGTTCACACACTCGAAGCATGAAGGAGATGTTGTCAACGTAGCTGTCCGTGATACCCAAAGACTCGAACACGCCAAGCGCGACATCTTTGAAGGCGCGATCAGCCAGGCCGAAGGATTCGTAGGCATTTTTTCCGATGCCGCGATATGCAAGCTCGGAGACGCCAAACGACTCCGACTTTGGAAGTGTGGTCTTCTTTGCCAGAATTTCCTGGAATGCTGCCGATTCAAACCACTGCTTTGTCGCGTCGAAGCGAAGGGCGTCAGATGTGGACAAAAGCTCTTGAACGCTCTTTGTGGTCAGCTTTGCCAAAAGCTCTGCAAGAACGATTGATTCCGACAGGCGCAGAGTTTGGTCACGCCGCAGTGCTTCGCCAACCGTCAGGCTTTCCGATGCGGTTTTGGTGAAGTCCAGGGCGTACTTGTCGGAGGCACTGAAAGACTCAGCGACAGGCTTAGTGACGCTTTTGCCAAGGCGCTCACCCACGCCGATTGTCTCGAACGTCTGAAGCGTTTGGTCGCGTCGAACCGAGTCCAGCAGCGCAAGACCTTCAGCCGCCGCTTTTGTGAACGACAGCGCGTACTTGTCCGACGTGGAAAACGACTCTTGGAATGGCTTGGTAACGCCCTTTGCTGGCGTTTCGAGGAAAGCGACAAGCTCGGAAACGCTCTTGGTAGCGTCAAAGCGAGTCCTGTCGCCCACCGTGACGCTTTCTGCGAGCGCCTTTCCTACTTGACGAGCGAGGGAATCGACAGTCCCGAAGGACTCGAACCACGCTTTGCTGGCTTGCTTGGAAGGCTTATCGCCAACCGCAAGCGTCTCCCCGATCGTAAGGGTGTACGCCAACGAGGCGAGGCTATTCCAAGCCTTTCCTGCGTTGACGGACGACCAATTGAAGCTGGCCGAAGCCCACGTCAGCGGCTGTCCAGATGTGGAACTGACGCTTACGCTGTCGGCCATCTGTCCCTCAGTGGTGACTGATTAGGACATCGTGAACGTGAAGACGGCAGTCAGCGTATCGTCAGCACCTTTGTTCACCACCGGGAACACCACGCGATCAAGCATGATGCCGGCCGAGGCAGCGTTGAACACGCCGGCTTCGGTCAGAGCGCCAGTGGCAACGCCAGCAGCGAAAGTCGTGGTGAAAGTGAAGGTCTTCGCGCCGGCGGTGTGAGCGTAAGTCGCGGCCAGGCGAGACACTTCGGTGCCCAGGGTGGTTTGGGTTGTCGCGGCGGCGGCGGTGCCGGTGCCCACAGCGACATAGCCCATCACGCCAGGACGGCTTGCAGCTTTGCCGATTGCATCAGCGATGAAGTCAAAGCCAACATCGACGATGATGTTGTCTTTCTGGGTCACTTCCACTTCACCGTTTGCTCTGGTAAGCATCAGGGTCAGTGCGCCGTGCAGTTTCAGCTTGTCATTGGCTTGCATGTTCGAGAACTCCTTAATTAAGGTTGGGGCTGAGTATATGTCAGTTGTGACTGACTGGCAAGTTTAATACAGAGTCAGGGTGTTGAAGGCACCCAGCGCCGTATAAGGTTTCTGATCAACGCCAGATTGTTGCGCGTCCATGCTGGCAACAAACAGCGCTCGCTGAGACGGCTCCTGGCTGACGCCAATACAGACACGCTCATCCTGGGTCAGCAGGTACGGCACCACGTTGCGCCGGCCGGCTTGGTCTTCGAGGTAGAAAGCCGCCTCGTGGACGCTGTAGCCGACCTTCAAAGTTCCGCCACTTCCGCCCAGACTGATGAAGATCGCGTCCGTGACCAATTTTGGCTGAATCCAGAAGGTCTTGCTGAACGTAGAAGGAATGGTTACAGACCACCCCACTTGCGTGAGGTCGGACACAAACACACCCTGCCCGTAGCGCCCTTCGGCGTATGTCACCTTCTTGGCGATAGTGGGCAGCTTTCCCGCGACGCTGTTAAGCGCCCCATTCAGTCGCCAGCCGTCGATGTCAGTAGCAAGCAACCCGATGTCGGTCGCAATTTGGAATCGAGCCGACACGGATGTTGCGTTGCCAGTTGGTGCCCAGGGCTTAGTCGCGTCAGCCTCGTTCCAAGCAAAATTGGCCTGCGCCCAAGTCAGCATCTGATCGGACACGGAGGCAATTGCTCCGAAGATGGTGTTCTGGGCGCGGAAGCGGTCGGGCAACGAAACGTCGAACAGGTACTCGCCGTATGTGACGCCAGGCTCCATTTGAAGCGCGTCGTCGAAGTTATACAGACCGTGCGTGATGCCTGGAAAGCCCTGAGCGTGCTTGTCCACGTCGAACACCACGTTCGAGTTCTGGGGCTTCACCACGTCAGAGTTCACGAAGCTGGCAACGTCAGAGTAGATGCCAGGCGACGCGATAGCCTTGATCCAGAATGTCCGCGATCCCGTCGTGCCGGAAGGCATCGTGTAGGTCGTGGACATGGTTTGCGCCACCAGCAGACTTGTCGCCCACTCGGAGCCTTCTCGAATCTCGTAGGCAACAATGTTCACCTCCGAGTTTGGCCTCCAGCGGAACTCCAGTCGGTTTGCCGACTGGATGCAATCGAACTGATCAACGGCCGCCGGCGGGTCAAGCACCAGCCGGAACGTGGTCACGTTGTCGGAGTATTGTCCGTGCGAATCAATCGAACGGATGTGGTAGTAGTACACGCCAGCGTAGTCCTGGTCGTGCGTGATCATCGTGCCCTTGAAGTTGGTCGTGATCAGGTCGGACGCATCCCAAGAGTTGCCGACGCGAATCTCGTAACCCTGAACGTCAATGTCGGCCACAGCATCCCATGTCAGCAGCAGATCGGACGTTCGGCGGGTGACGAGGAAATTGCGGACATCGCCAGGCGCAGTCGTCTTGCCGATAGGCAAGTAGCTGGTCGAGACAACGCTGGATTTTCGTCCGAAGCTGTTGACTGCGCAGACTTGGAACTCATGCGTAGACTTGCGGACGTTCTCGAAGTCCACAGACATGCTGGTCGTGGTGATCGTCTGCCAGGATGTCGCGTACTTCCCAGTGCGCCGCCAGCGAATCTCGAACTGCGGCATCGGGGCGAACCACGAGAGCGTCAGGCGAGTGCCGACAATCCCAGGCACAACTTCGTACTGCGCTTCTGCAACAGTGACGTTCGTCGGGGCGGTAACGGCGTTTGGATCAATGACGGAAGTCTTGGGCGTTTCGAGCTTCAGGTTCTGCTCAATCGCCGCGAACTTCGACGCATTGTGTTCGATGGCAGTGATCAGGAACTGGTCGTGCTTGGTGCCGTCCTGGGAAATGCCGATCACGCGGGCGAGGATTGGCTCCAGCGATGCTTCGGAAACCATCCACATTGCGTTGTTCAACGGCAGAGCGGGCAGCGGGTCAGTCCAAGTCAGAACTTCATGAGCGCCGCCCTCCTCCAGCACCGGACGGTCAACAAAACTGCCATCAGGCAGGCGCATCGAAAGCATCGCGCCGTTCTGAGTGAGAGTAATTGGCGCGTCGAGCGTCAGCGATGTTGTAGTGCTTGCGGCGATTCGGCCGCCCATTCGCTTGCCGGCGCGGTAGGTGTCGTGAATTTTGACAACCTCGCCTGGCAGCAGCGTTGCGCCTTCCAGACCGACCTTGAACTGCACCATGTCGGATTCAAGGCGCTCGGTATAGAGCAGCCAGCGACCAACTCGGTTGGCTTGACCACGGCTCGTACAGCCGAACGCAACGATGTCCGTCTTTCGAATGCCGAACTTCGTGACCGACTCGGCATCCTCGACGTACTCGATCTTCTGCTTGAACTTGTCCTGCGGATCGTTCCACGTCACGTTCACAACGGAGTGGCGATCGCGTCGCGCCGAACCCGTGTAGTTGAACATGCCGTCAATCACGTTCGACGGTGTGAAGATCATCGAGGGCGAGGTCGGACTATCCTGCGTGAAGCCGACCATACCGCCGTTCCAGTAGGCCATGCCACGGAAAGCGGATGTCAGGTCGGAAATCAGCTTGTAGGCTTCAGCTTGTGTCTGAATGACCGTGTTGACGACGAAGCGCGGCTCATAGCCGCCGAAGCCGTCAGGCACCAGTTCATCGCAATACTTGCCGATCTGATACAGCTTCGCCTTGTCGATCTGTGCCGGCTGAATGTAGTTGCCCAGACCGTAGCGCGTGTTTGTCAGGAGGTCGTACAGCACCCATGCAGGGTTGTTCGACAGCGCGACCTTCAGACCGCCGTTCCAGATGCCGGAGTAGCCGCGAGTCGCCGGATCGTAGTTGGACGGCACCTGAATGTAGAGGCCGTTGACCAAGTACGAGCGCTGTGGGACGTGGTTGAATTGCGCCGAGTCGATGCGAACGCCCACAATGGCCGAGTTCGGATACGACAGCTTCGACTCCATGATCTCGGTGTAGGAGTCGAACCATGTTTCGTTGGACAAAGAAGCGTCCGGCGCGTCATCGGTGATGCGCGTCATTCGAATGTTCCACGAGATTGCGCCGGCAGGCTTCGGCAGGCGAATGACGTGGCTGCGTTGATACTTCGAGTTTGTCTTGCCGGTGATGGTCAGCGTGGAATCGCCGTCGATCACGACATCAGAATACGCTCCGCCATTGACGGAAATGCTGAACTTGTACGAGACGGACGTGCCGTTGATGTCGCCAGTTGTCTTGTCCTGCTGGCGCAGAGACGGGAGCGACACCACCACGCGCACGGCGTCGGTTGACGGAGCGTTGACCGTGATGACATGCGGCGAAGTCTTCTTGACTTGAACGCTCACGTTGTAGGGCGTCTCCACATCGGAGAAGCCCTCGATCACGTCTTGATCCTGAGTGCCGTAGCGGGCGTCCCAAGACACGCCATTGAAGTTGTACGAGCCGTCTGCATTCGCAAGAGGCGTTTCGTCCAAGAAAATCGACTGCGCGCCATTGACAAGACCACCGATGACGCCTTCGCCAACGAGGTCAAGCAGCGAGATCATCGCCCGCGACTGGAGCGAATCTTCCGCCTCTACAGCCTGACGACCGCCACCGCCGCCACCCTTGCCGCCACCACCCGCGCCGGCAATCACGATTTGCTTTTCTTCTTCCTTCATGATTCCGTCACAGCAGTTGGTCAATGGTCAGCGATGCGGAGATCGCATGCGAGCCTGCCCGAATCTGACCGTAGATCAGAGGCACAGGAACGCCCTGAACGGATGTGTTCACGGGGCCATCGAAGTAGTAAGAAGTCTTGTCCTTGCGTTGCGCAGGATCATTGTTTTGAGGTTTCGGGGTCAGGGCTTCCACGACCGAGCCAAGCATCATAGAGACGCCGATGTTGCCGACCACTGCACCGATGCCCGTCCAGCCCATCGAGTAGCCGACATAAGCCAAGACAGCGCCGACGACGAACCGAACGCCCGAACTTGCACCTTCAATCACGGGCACGACATAGACCGTCTGCGGCTTGCGCTCAACCCACAGCGTATCGTTGTCAAGCTCTTCCTTTCGACCGTCTGCGTACTCGCACACGACCTTGTAGTATGGAAACGCTTTGAGCGAGTTGCGCACCCAGGCGAACAGCCCAGGCTTGTTCGCGTCGATGATGCGAAGCGCTTCTGGAACCGAGGTTGCCTCAAGCGACCATTCGCGCCCGAACTCCTTGCCCAGAGCGCCTTCCAGAACGACTTGAATCGTCATTTGCGCTCCTTGTGTCGCAGGTGATGCGACGTATGTTTTGCCCACATTCCGCCGTACTGGTCGGTGCGAGACAGCCGGCCCTGGCAGTGGTGAAGAATCTGATCGTTTCCGATGTAGATGCCGATGTGATTGGGCAGCGTTGCGCCCACCTGCATGATGAACAGATCGCCGACTTGCGGCTCCTTGTCGATCAGCAGTTCGAAGCCCTGCTCCCCGTACCCATTTGCGAAGAAATCCAGGCCCTTTTCCCAGAAGCGCTCCACTCTTGGGTATTCGCCCAGGTGGATGCCGTACTCTTTGCGGTAGTAGTCGCGGACGAGCGTGTAGCAGTCATTGACGCCGTAGAGATATGTGCGCCCTTCGTAAGCCTCCTCAACCACTTCGGGATTGAGCGTCACGATTGGCGTGCAAGTCAGCCCCTCTGCCGAGTTCCAGACAGACAGGATGTACCACGGCAACTTGGACGCATTGCAGCCGGCAACGTCCGCTTCAGACGGATTGGGCGGCACATCGACGTGCGTGTGCCAGATGCCGACAACCTCGCCCAGTTTGGAAGCCTCGATGTATTCCATCGGGTCGATCCGGAAGTTGGTGCGCGGATTGTCCGCGACGTTCTTGCAGATGATGATTCGCTGGCGAGAGCCGATCGCAACGACCACTCCACAGGCTTCGAGCGGATAGTTGGCCACGCCTTCTTGGCGCATGATGGCTTCAAGATCAGACGTTCTGGTCATTTCGCACCGATCCTGGGAAGCCCCCATATGGCAGCGTCATCCCCATCGCGCCGAATCGCGCTTTGCAGGACGACAGACGTTTGGAGCAGAAGTCGTCCGCCTGGCTGCAATGCTGGTCGTTCTTGTCGATGTAGAAGCCGTTCCAGCCGCACTCCGCGCCGCGATACCGCCAGCCGCATGTGTTCTGGATGACCTGACGAGCCGGCAGCATCACGCCTTGAAGGTCGAATGCAGAGGCAAGCTCCCACTCGACCACGTAGCGGTTTTCCGTCAGCTTGCGCTCCACATACCACAGGTCGTCGATCAGACTCTGGTTGGGATTGGCTTCGGGATTTCCACTCGCAAAGTTCACTGCGTCGAGGTATCGCACAAAAGTGCGCTTGCGAATCAACTTCACCCCGATCAGGTCATCATAGTTCCTGATCTCCGCCGAGAACATGCCGTTGATGTTGGCCACTCGAATCTTGGGGCGCGGCATTGCGCCCTTGGTTGAAAGCTCAAAACCTTCGGCCTCGATCGGCAGCGGGTAGTACGTCTCGCCCTGCCAAACAACAGGCTGTTGAAGCTCGTTCGTGCCGGCGTGGAAGCGCAGCGGTTGCCCGTTCGGCAGCGAACTCAGGTCAAGCACGAAAAGCTCGACCAAAGCCGACGGCGACAACGATTGGAGTTCGGCCGCGATCGTCATTTCAATACTCGAAGACCTGTTCAAAGGTGCATGTCAGTTCCAGCGTTCCGCCGTTCTGGGCGGTTTTCCACTGCCGACAGACCCAGGTGCCGGTCTTCGACAGCGGCGTTGTCCAGGTGAAGGATTCATGACCGCCGCGCTCTTCAAGGAACGCGACGATCTCCTCGATCACTTCCTGGTTTCGCTCGAACTTCAAGCTCCAGTTCGCCGGCTTGTAGTTGATGCCCGCAGGCGTGCGAAGCTCGTAACCGTCACCGAACTTGGTGACGTTCACGTTTGGCTTTACATCCTGCTGCGATCCGCGATCCGGATGCCAGGTGAACACAGGCTTAGTCATGTTGGCAATTATAAGTCATGGGTTACTTAGCCAACAAGCCGCCAGGGCGCTGCTGGTTCACAAGTTCGCCGCGAACCACGTCACGCACCTTGCCTGCGAGTTCTTTCCAGCGTTGTGGGTCGTCGCCGGCAGCGTCAGTCGTCGAGCCATCCTTGTTCACCACAATGCTGATGTTCACGTTGCCAGCGCCCTGCCCCACGTTCGGCGGGAGTTTCATGGTCACGGGAATGCTGCGGCCGTCAGGCAGCGGCACATACGCCTCGTTCATGCGACCCTCGCCGAACAGCGCCAGTTGCGGGCCAGTAGCGATGCCGCCATTGGCGTACTTGTTCAGAGACAGGGGGCCATAGTCGCTCATGATGCCGCCGTTGGCAGCGGTCATGGTGACTGGCAGGACTTGAGTTGCGGTCGAGTCCAGCACCGCACCGCCCTCAGAGCCGCCCAGCCCACCAAACAGGCCGGTGATGCCCTTGACGCCGCTTGCCGTGGCCACGTTCATCAGAGCATATGCGGCGGCCTGGGCCGCTGCGGTCAGCGTTCCAAGCGTTGTGGTGGCGGTCACGGTAGTGGCGTTCTTGGTCTGCTCCACCGTCTCGCCGAACAGCATGTTCTTGATGCTCTGCCACATGCTCTGGGCGAACCGCACGATGGCGTTATCGCTCAGAGAATCCATTGCACCGCCGGCCTTGTCGGTCGCTTCCTTCAGATTCCTCATGGACTCATTCACCACATCGCCGGCGGTCTTGGCTGCCAGAGTGCCGGTGTTGCGCGGATTCGCGGCTTCGATGCCCTGGGTGATTGCCTTGCCGAAACCTCCGATCATGTTGGCGATGGGTTCCGCGAACTGACGTTGCAGGAACACCTTGTAAACCTGCATGGCCATGTCGGCGACCATCTTGCGCCACTCGACCTTGCCGCCCGTAGTGGCCAGAGCGATGTTGTCGATGATGGTGTTGGCCCACTGCGCCGTCAGCTTGTTCATCTGCTCGGTCGTGTCTTTCCAACCGACCACCATCTTTTCAAGCTCGGTCTGCCGTGCAATCCGGTCACGGTTGATTTCAGCCTGACGACCCAAGCTGGCGCTGGCGCGAACGCGAGAGATTTCATCCTCAAGCTGCTTGCGCTTGTCGGCCGACAGTTCTTCCTGATCCAGAATCTTCTGGATTGCGGCAACCTGAGCCTTCTCCTGGGCGTTGATCTCTTCCAGGCGCTTGCGATGCTCGGCGTCTTTGGCCTCTGTCGCGGTCTGTGTCGCCTTGATAACTTCGAGTTGCGAGTCGCGGAACTTCTTCTGCTCGTCCGCAGCGAAGTTCACCGAGGAAGCAATCACGGTGTCGGCCAGCGCTTCACCACGCAGCTTGCGATACTCGGCGTAGTCCTTGCCTGCTTGCAGGACTTGCTTGCCCAGACGTTCGAAGTGCTTATACATCGTGGTCAGAGACTGGTCTGCCTTGGCAAGACCCTCCGACTCAAGACGCACCATCGCCGCATTCATGCTCTCTTGAGCAGCGGCGGCCTGGCGCGAAGCATCACCCAAGGCGCGCTGTTGAGCGGCCGTGTTCTCGATGCCCGACTTCGCGTTGATGATGCGGATGGCAAGCTCTTGCTCGGCCGCGCTCAGACCTTTCAGGCTGCCGATGAACTCCTCAACGGTCTTCTTGCCGCTCAGGACTTGCTCTTTGAACAGATCGAAATACTTCTTCCGCTCTTCGAGCTTTCCGAAGTAGTCCATCTCGATCGCGCCAGTTTCGGAGTTCGTGCCCTTGCTGACATCGAACTTGCCGGACGCTGCTTCCTTCAGGAAGGAGACGGTTGCTTCTTGACGGATGCGAGCCAGATCGCGCACGCCTTCCGCATAGTTGTTCAGCTTGAGCTTCGCCTGCTCCAGATCGCCCTCAAGCGCTTCAGCCTCGCGGATCAGCGGGCTTTCCTTCTTCTGGTTCTCGACTTTCTTGACGGTGCTGATTGTGCCCAGCTTCTCGCCAATACCGGCGTACTTCTTCCACTCCGTCAGAAGACCGTCAACCTCATTGGTCAAAGCCTCCTTCTTCGCCAGAATGATGCCTTTTTGATCCTCGTTGGCAATCTTCATCTCGTCGTCAAGACGACGAACTTCAGCCTGAAGTTCTGAGACGCGGCGGCTCACGGCCTCCTTTTGTGCGGCGTTGATCTTTTGGTTGTAGCGCTTCTCGACGGCGATGATCTTGTCTTCGCTCGCGCCGGACGAGATCAGCTTGGCAACCTCCTCGTCGCGCTGCTTTCGCAGGTCGGCGATCTTGTTGCGGTCTTCTTTCAGGCTGTTGGTGATCCGATCGACCACCGAGTCCTTGAACGCAGCAGCCTGAGCGCGAGTCTCCTCACGGTCAATGATGGCGGTCTGCTCTCGCATCCGGCCAATCATGTCGTCGCGCAGCTTCAAGTCCTTCTCGTACTGCGCCTTGCGAGCGTCGTAATCCTTCTGAGCGTTGCGCAGGGCGACACCACGGCCAGAGTTCGGGTCGATGTTCGGATTGTCTTTCGGACGCGACGTGCTGTTGAAGTAGGCTTCGGCGGAAGCGATCTTCTTGTTCAGTTCCGCGACACGGTTGGCGTTTTCCGTCAGGTCGGCCGTGTCGGCAATGCCGCGCTTGATGCGCTTGGCAATCTCGTCGGCTCGCTCCCAGCGATTCAGGAACTCGTACAGCTTTTCGCCCAGGTACGCCAGGGTGGTGATTGCGATGGTGATCCAGCCACCGAATGCGCTCACGATGACGTTAAAACCGCGCATAGCGGTGCCCAGAGCGGTCAGGCCGGTCGTTGCTTTGACCGCAGCGGCAGCCTTTTGGTTCAACTGCGACACCACCTCTTTCGAGTGGTTGGCTGTCGCTTGAATCAGCGCAATGTCGGCCGCTTTGACCGATGTGCCCGCACGAACAGCCGCAGCCACGCGATCGGCAGCCGCAGCGCTTTCCTGCATGGCAATGGCGGCGTTTCGCTCTGCCACCGCTTTTGTCTGAATCTCCGTGATGGCTTCGCGAGTCTTGGCAATCTCTTCGTTGAGACGAGCAATCTTGGCTTGCGACCACCCCGGAGCTTTCGCTTCCAGAACCTCCACCTGACGAGCCATGCGAGCCTGTTCGGCGTACAGTTGGCCGGCAAGTTGCGTTGCCTTCTGCGCGGAGTTGTAACGCTCGGCCGCAACTCTGCGAACACCCTCGGCTTCCGATTCCAGCAACCCGGCTTTCAGGCGTGCATTCTCGCGGATTTCGCCCACCTCGGCGCGGTACAGAGCAGCCCGCTCCGACATCGCACCTTTGATGCTCGAACCCAGGGCGGCCAGCTTCGATGCGCCGAAGTAGAACAGCAACAGTTCGCCAGTCACCTTGATCTGCTGACCGTACTCCTCGAAGAAGCCGACCAGCGAACGAACAGCGGAGATTGTGGACGCAAGCGATTCGCCAAGACTGTTGGCCAACTTCTTCGCGCCCATTTCGTCGAACAGGCCGATCAGTTCTCGCAGGCTCTTCTTGGCTTCCGCGAAGAAGTCGCCATCCGTGGAGCCGTCGCCGGCGATCTGGACTTTGAACAGTTCGAACTTGGTCTTCAGCAGCGAGAGCATGCCCGACCATGTGTTCATCATCTCCTTGGACGCACCATAGTTCTCGACGATCATCGCCGCGAACATGCTGTTCAGCGCGCCGGTAGCTTCGACCGTGCCCTGGCTCACCATCTTGGCGAACTGGCGAGTCGAGCGGCCGGCAGATTCAGCCATCAGGTTGATGGCGTTTGGAACGGCTTCACCCAACTGCTGACGCAGTTCTTCCATCGACACAACGCCCTTGCCGGCCATCTGCTGAATAGCGATCGAGGCGCGGTGCAGTGTCTCGGAGGTGCCGCCGAAGCGAGCAACGGAATCCGTCAGTGCCCGCATTGCGATGACAGACGGGTCGAGGCCGCCCGACTTCATCTTGACGAATGCGTCAGTCAGGGCCTTGACTTCGAACGGCGCATTCTGGGCGATGTTGAAGACGTACTTGACGTTCGACAGCGCCTCCGCCTGGCGGGCGGCGTTGGAAGTCTCCTTGCTCATGCCTTCCATGAGCTTCGTGAGACGCTCCATTTCGCCGGCCGACTTCAGAACGGCGGTGGGCAACGACAGGAAGATGTCGTTGATGTCCTTCAGGGCGAACCGCAGAAGCGACAGCGTAAAGATGGTGTCTCGGAAGGAATTGCCGAGCGAGAGGAAACGGCTTTCCATCGAGCGAACCGAGTTGTTCGTCTGCTCGATGTTCCGACGCATTTCGGAGAGCAACTGACCGTTTTTCGTCGTCTTGATCGAAAAGTCGTTGTCATCCAGGGTCATTACGACCTTGATTTCACCGCCAAGCATTTCAGTCCCTTCTTCTTATCCCATCATGGCCGCTGCCAGCATTCTCAGTTCATTGAACCCCTCCTGATCTCGCTCCGCACTCGGAACAATCGGTTCTTTACTCACTTCTCCAAGCTCAATGACGAGCTTTTCGTGGAACTCCTGAAGCCCTTCCGGACTCTGCACGTTCGCCGCAACAGAAACGGCTCGCATGTCGTTCTCAGCCTGAATTCGCCGCACGTTCTCACTCATGAGCCAGAACGATTTGATCGGCAACTTCATGACATCCCAGTAGGACATCGAATAGAAGTGGCAGACTCGACAGAACAGGAAACCGAAGTCGATCTCCCGCTCTGGCAAGCCTTTTAGACGTTTCCCGCCTGCTCCTCGGCTTCACGCTCCGCCTTAATGATCGTCTCAGCGTCAACGCCGCGAATGAATGCGGTCAGGCCGCGAAGCTGATCCAGCGACAGGTTCATAAGCGTGTCTTCCGTGATCTCCGGAATGGCGCGCTTGATCAGTGCAACCGTCGCAGAGATTTGCTTGGCGTAGCTCGTCTCTTTCTCCATCTCCTCGGCCACCCGAGTCGTTTCGATGAAGTCCTCCACCGACATTTCCTTGATCGAATACGTATTGGCTCCGATCTGAACTTCGCGTTTCTCCTTGCCACTCAGTTCATTCAGGTTCAGCAGTTTGGTCATCATTACTCCTTGTTCCAAAAGAAAAAGCCCCGCACGAGGCGAGGCTTCATTTTACACAAAGTCAGTCAGTTGTGACAGACTTTGATCCGATCAATAACCGCCGACTGCGAACAGACGACCGCCATGTGCGGAGTCGGGGTAGCCGTTGAACTCCACGTTGTAGATGCGCTCATTCTCCAGCTTGTAAGCAAACTGAAGAGCGCCAGAGGTCGCGGCCAGCGGGATGAAGAAGTCTTCCGACTTGTCATCAGCGGCCTTGCCCACCGGATGCAGGCGCAGTTCGCGGGCGATTTGCAACAGGTCGGTGCCGACGCCGTTGGTCACGGTCACGAACTTGCTGGACGGCTCCACGCCGCCGGACAGGGTAGCGCCCGACAGAGTGACCTTGCTGCCAGCGGTGCCGGCACCCAGGGTGAAGCCGTTGCCTTCGACGCCCTTCATGCCAGCAGTGCCGGACACCAGAGCCGAACCGAAGGTCACAGACACCACAGCGCCGGATGCGGCGTAGGTGGCGGCGGCGACGGCCGGATCGTTCGAGGCATTCAGAGCGGCGGCGAGAGCGGCGGCGGTGCCGGCAGCGTTAGCGCCGAGGGTCACTTCGCCGTCAACAGTGGCTTGGGTCTTGAAGGTGATCGTCTTGCCGTTCACCACGATGGTGTCGTTGGACGACGGGTTCGTGGCGATCGTGATCGAGCCAGTGGCAACAGCACCGCCGACAGTGGTCAGCGTAGCGCCAGGCATGATCGCAACCATGTTTTCCAGCGTGGTTTCAGCCAGGGGAACCTTCGCCATCACGTCACGACCCATGATGTACTCATTGATCGTGGTCTTGCCGAACTGATCGACGTTGACCTTGTGGGTGTCGGTTTTCACCTGCACTTCGACGCCGCCCTGGGTGTAGCCCAGGTCAACGCCATCAAAGAAAACCTGGCAGACGCCAAGTTTCACGTTTTTTGTACTAGATGCCATTCAAAGCTCCTTTGCAAAGGGGTTTTCGTAAGTCAGGCATGACTCACTCGCGTGGGCGGGAATATACCATAAAATGATTGAAAAGTCCAGTATTACAGGAGCGAACGTGCGACATCAATCAAACGTCCCATCATTCGCTCGCTGACTTTCTGCACCGCTCGCTCCAAGAAGCCACCACCAACCACTTCTTTCGACGCCTCTTGCTTGGCTTGCGAATGCTTGCCCAGCTTCATGAAACCGTAAGGGGTCAGGTGCTGGTGGATTTCCCAAGCATAGTCAGAAATGTGCTTCCCTGGACGTTCCGGCACCTTCATGTCGCCGTCCACGTAGACCTCAATAGTCTTCTTCTGGAACCGGCCCATGCTGTTGCGCCCGCCGACCTCGCGCACCTTGATCGCTTCCTCAAGGTTGCCGTGGTCGATTGGTGCCATTTCTTGCGCGAGCTTCTGAATCGCTTCGCTTTCCTTGCGCATCTGGTTGATGACGCCGCGAACAGCCTTCTGCCCGCCCTGCTCCAGCAGATAGCGCAACTCGTCGATGCCGGTGACGGTTACGGTCATTGGCAGAAGCAAATGTCGAACTTGACCAGCGCCTCGACGAAGTTGCCCTCCGAGACGGGGAAGACCACGGGCAAATGATTGGGCAGCAAGTGCTTGGCCTCAATTGGGCCGATGGTCACGTTGTACCCCTTCAGCGCCTGCGTTGCCTGGTTAGCCATCGCAACCGCTTCGGAATGGCTGTGCGAGCGGCAGATGACAGAGAACTCGGCCTTGTAGTAGCCAGGCAGTTCGTGGTCGATCGTGGTGCCTTGCAGCGGACTGCGCAGAAGGATGCCCTTCTTGCACTCAACCGGCATTGCATGAACGAAGATCGACTTTGCGCGAACGCCCAAGCCGGCCTGTTCGAGCTTCAACGCAATAGGTTCGAGTTCCATATCAACTCCAGATGGATGCCTGAATCTCGAAGTGGTCGAGGTTCCCCTGCACGTCGAAGCGAGGGAATTTGGCTTTGATCTTCAGCGACTGACCCGCCACATCCAGGATGTCGTCGATGTCAGCCACAGTGTTCTTGGTCAGCAGGATGATCGAGTCGGCATGCAGTTCCCGTGCGGAGCCGCGAGAGGCAGACGTATCCGCCCGAACGGCAGACTTGACGTTTTCAAGAATGAGCTTGACCACGGCGCAGCGCTCACGCACTCGCTTGGCTGGAAGCGGCTGACCGTACAGATCAGTCTCACCATTTGCCACATGGATCACGCAATCCAGATTAGGCTTGAACATGCGCCCTCACTTTCGCGGTTGCGTTGTAGTGGAAGATCACGCGCTCGGCCCAAGCCCACGACTGGTGCTTGTCGCTTTCGCCGGAGATCGAGAAGATCGCGCCGTTGTAAGCGTGATCGGGATTGTCGTAGTACGCCTCCGCTAGATCGCCGCTGTCGGCAATCTGCTCGATTGTGGTGTGAAGCCACTGACGGTACGCGAACTCACGAGCCATGCTGCCCACAAGATCGGTCGCATTGAAGCGCCGGCCGGCAGGCGTCTTCAGCACGAACGCCGGCGACTCCAGCTTCTTCTGAAGCAGCAACCCCATCCCGCCGTGGGCATCCTTGACGCTCTTGGTGGCGACTTGCGAAACGCCCTTCATCGCCGCAACCATCTGCTGAATGTTCTGCATGGTTGCGTGATTCAACTCGTTGCCGAACGCGACAGACAGGTCTGTGACGCGGCCAGCATCAATCTGGTCGAGGTAGGTGGTAACTGTTTGCATGGCGCTCTGCAAGAACGTCTCTCGCAGCGCGGCAGCTTCGCTCTTGAAGTCATTGATCATGCGCGGGGAGACTTGCGCGCCAGGCGCAATCGCCAGCAGATACCGGCCGGCAAGCGCAAAAAGGAATACCTCGTATTCCCTCTTGAACCGTTGCGCGAAGTCCTCGTAGATCATCCCGAGCGTCCGATCCGCTTGTTGAACGTGACGTAGTAGCTCAGGTAGCCAAGTGCGCGGCGACAGACAGGCAGTTGCAGAGCCTTGCCGGTGCGGAACATCTGGCGGCTTTCGCCCACCTGCTCCATCACCAGACCCGACTGTCGCTTCTCGTCGTATGGATCGCCGCCCAGAATTCGATCAGCTTCCGCCACCTGCGCCTTGCGAAGCGCACTCTTGAAGCGCTCCGGCAGTGTGTTGAACTGCGCCGGCGTCAGAATGGCCAGGTTGCCGTTGAAGATGAACAGGCTGTTGCGAGCCACGTAGGAGGACTGGAATTGACCTTCAGGCACGTACTGGAGCGAGTCCTGCCCGAAGTTCACGTTGGAGTTCAGCAGATTGAAGTTCAACTGGACGATGCGCTCACGCGCATCAATCAACGCCGCAATCCGCTGCTCCTCGCTTGCCGAGTCCCACGCCTCAAGCGCGGGAATGTCCAGCGCCGTCAGCAATGCCTCCGAGTAGGTCTGGAACGAGTTCAGGCCCGTTTGCAGAGGCGAGGTCGAGGTCAGCGCGTAAGCCTGGCTCAGAATGATGGTGTTGCCGCCGGCAACGCAATAGAGTTCGACGTTGCGAATCTCCCTGGTTGCGCCGACAGCGACCGTGTTCACGGCGGCCGGAATCTGCAACGTCACCGATGTGGCGTCAGTTGCCACGCTCACGTTCGTCGGGCCGATCAGTTCGCTGCCAGCCTGGTTCGTGACGCGATACTTGGCGCTCGTGACCGTAAGCTGATTGCCAGCCTGGTCAACGAATGGAATGACGACCGAGACATCGGTTCCGCCGAGATAGACCGCCGTCGTCATCACTGATCTCCGATGCGGGGCGTACCCTGCTTTGCCAGGATGCCGTCAATGATCTCGACGATCGACTTGCCTTTGACGCCCACGGTGTCACCCAGCTTGCGCAGACCGGCAATGCCTTCCTTGTCCGCGATCGCCGACAGTTCGTCGTAGGTGTACTTGGGCGCGTCACCCGCCGGCTCTTCGGCAGGCTTTTCCTCTGGCTTCTGAGGCTTTGGAGGTTCGTCGTCGCCCTCGACAGGCATGCTCATGTTGTTGATGTCGTCGCTGCCAACAAAGGCAGGAACGTGCATCTGGTTCAGGTACATTTCGCCGACGTTTGCGGCCGAACCGTCTTCCCACTCAGCGCCGATGGCAGCGGAGATACGAATCGCGTCGATCGGCAGAACGTCAGTTTCCGACAGGCCGTCCTTGAACATCACCACGCCCATCTGGCCGGTGTATGTCTCGAAGCCCGCTTGTGTGAGTCGCAGTTTCATGAAGCCTCCTTATTCAGCGGCTTCTTGCGGCTGCTCCTTGCCGGCGGCTTCAGTCTCGTCTTTGGCTTCGTCGTTGCCGGCGGTGGGCAGCGGCGGCTCTTCGACAGGCTCAGACTTTTCTTCTGCTTTGACAGGCGCGTACTCTTCGACGGAATACAGGCCAGCCAGCGTTTCAGCTTCGAGCTTGCCGACATGATCGACAGAAACGCCGTCTTCGAACTCGACATTGCCGATGAAGCCGGTGAAGTTCTCGAAGCCCTCTTGGGTGATCTTCAATTGCATTTTTGTTCCTTCCAATGAAAAAGGCGAGCCTTTTGGACTCGCCTTATTCTACGTCACTACTGACTGATCTGCAACTTAGACGTTGGTAACGCCTTGCAGACGAGCAATCGAACGAGTGGACTTGAGCGCGAGGCCGGTGTACCACTTCAGACGGATGCGGGTAGCGTCCTTGTTTTGCACGGTGCCGATGTTCTCGACCACGATGCCGGCGTCAGGGCCGCCGTACAGACCGTGCAGGCCGTCCAGTTCGTTCATACGCAGAGCGTAGACCGAGCAGGTGTTGGCGTTGCTGCCCTTGGTTTCGCCGCCGTCCAGGAACTCGTTCATGATGACGGGGATGCCGTTGTGGGTCAGCATCGGGCGGCCGAAGTTCTCAAGCTGCTGCATCACGGCGTCGGTGCCGTAAGTAGCGCGCAGGAGGCCACGGAACGCACGGATGGTGCCACGACGCATCACGATCACGTCAGCGCCGTTCGGCACAGCGTCGCACAGTTGGTCCAGCATGCTCAGGGTCAGAGCGTTGCCGTTGGCACCAGCGTCCACCACTTGCGAAGCGCCAGCGGCAGCAGCCAGGGTCGGCAGGCCGTCGAACTGCTTGGCGTTGGTGCCGGAGTTGCCGGTAGCCAGAGTCTGGTGGAACGCACGAGCAACAGCCTTGGCCTTCTTGGCAATCTGGATTGCCATCTGGTCGTTGGTGTCACCCATCGTGGTTTGCAGGAACTTGTCGATGTCCACGTCACCAGCGAGGATGCGCAGCTTCGACACGACTTCGGTGAACGTAGCGGCGCTCTCGTTCACAGGGTCGTTGGGGTCGAGCCAGTCGGCAGAACCCAGCGTGTTCTCGCGGTTGTAGACATAGGCTTTGCCGTTCACGCCAACGAAGGGCAGAACGGAGAACAGGTCATCGCGCTCGATGATCTGGTCAATCACGCCAGCAACGAGTTGGTTATTACTCAGATGCTCGGCTTCAGTACGCAGAAGAGGCATTTCTTATCCTTTCAATGGAATCAATCACTATTCCGGCACTCAAGTCGCTCTAAGTCACCGATGAGGAAGGACTGTATCTGAAAAGTCCACTTTTGTCAAGTCATCGGTGACTTATTTTTATGCCATCACTTTTTCAAGCAATTTTCAGCGCTTTGAGTCCACCAGCAATCTTGGAGATACCGTCTTGCGGAGCTTCCGACTTCACGCCGGTGGGCTTCTTCGATTCCGACGAAGCGCCAGGCTTGATCTTGCTCTTGAGCAGATGCTCCTTGTCCGGATCGCTCTCCACGATCTTGCGCAGCGCTTCCTCGAAGTTCACGGCATTGCCGTACTGATCGACGATAGCGGTGCGGTTGGCCGCGCCACGCGGCTTGTCGTAACCCACAACCTGACCGTTCTCCACGTCGAAGTGATCGCCGTAGACCACGCGAGCCTTGCTCGGGGTCAGCGTCAGTTCTTCCGCGATGAACTTGGACTGGCTGAACTGGCTACCGATGCTCAGTTCCGTCATTTGGCCCTGGGCACCCTTGAGTTCGTTAGTCAGCTTCTCGATCTGAGCCTTCAGCGTGTTGACTTCGGCACCATGAGCTTCGGCCATGCGGGTCTTCAGACGATCCCACTCACCTTTCGCTTCGAGTTGCTTTTCCTCGGCCGAACGCTGATCGTCCAGCAGCTTGCGCACGGCTTCCGGGTCGATGCCGTCGAACTTCTTCAGGGCTTCTTGAGCCTTGGCCAGTTCGTTGTTCGCACGCTCCAGCGCCTCTTTCTTGCGCATGTTCTCCTTGATCAGACGAGCCTCTTCATCAGAGGGCTTGCGACCGCCGGCACCTTTGCCGTCGCCGTTTTTGTCGTCATCGTTGGAACCACCGGCTGCGCCTGCGCCCTTGCCGTCGGCACCTTTGCCGTCGTCAGAACCGCCTGCACCACCATCTCCACCAGCGGAGCCACCGCCACCGCCGCCTGCACCGCCGTCATCGCCTTGAGGGGCCATGTACTTGAGGGCTACATTTCGGGTCACAAACATTGTTTTTACCTTTCAGACCGTTCGCTTGGTCGTTGAGTTGAGGGTGAGCCGCCAAGTCGCTTCGGCGGCCCTGGGTTTCAAGGCGCAGTGTTGTTCTGGCCTTGTTTGTTGTCTTTCGGGTCTTTCTTGACCGTCGTACCGCCTTTGACGTTACCGTCCTTCAC